TCAGTGTTCGCGTTTTGGTTTCGTTCTGTCCATACGCGCTTTCTGCGCTTCTGTCGCCCGCGCTTTCTGCTGCGCGGCGCCGGCATAGAGGCGGATCATGGCGCCGCTGGCGTGGCCGGTGATGGCCTTCACGTGGTCGCTGGTCATGCCAGGGATGGAGGCGATCTCGGACGCGGCGGCATAGCGCAGCGCGTGGATGTCGTAGTCCTCGGCCCCGATCTTCCGCCGCACCGTCATGATGTCCTTGTGGGCGGAGGGGTAGCTGATCCGCTGTCCGTCCTCACGGCACACGATGAACAGCCCGCGCTTCTTCTCTGCCGCCAGCACGGCGCGCAGACGGTCGGTGAGAGGGATGTAGAGCTCAGCCTTCGTCTTCCCCTGCACCAGCGTGAATCCGTCGTCGTCCAGGTCGGACCAGCGCAGCTTCAGCACGTCGTCGATCCGCTGGCCGGTGCCGAGAAGCATCTCGAAGAGAAGCAGGGCCCGGCCCTCTGCCTCCGCCCGAAACGCCTCGATGAGATCTGCCGGCCACGGCTTGCGCTTCTTGCCGGTCGGGCTGAGCCTCTGGATGTCCTGCGCCGGGTTGCGGTCGATCCATCCGATCTGGACCGCGTATTTCATCAGCACCAGCAGCGTGTCGATCTTCCGGTTCGCGTCGGTCGGCTTGTCCGCCAGGGCGTCCCGCATTTCATAGACGTGGACCGTGCGCAGCTTCGCGGGATCTATCTTGCCCGCCGTCTCGCGCAGATAGCGGAAGTTCCGCTCGTGGTTCCGGCGGGTGTTGTGCGCGTAGTTCGCCCACTGCGGCGACTTCATGAACAGGTCGATGAGTTTGCCGATGCTCTGCTTTGGCGCCGCGACACGGCCCCGCATCAGGCGGGCGTAGTCGGCGGCGAACTCGGCGGTGCCAGGCTTGCTGTGGATGCGCTGGCAGACCCCGCCACGGACGAAGTAGAGGTAGCCCTTCTTGCCTCGGGCGTAGACGTAGGCGGGGAGGCTTCTTTTCACCTGCGGTTCCAGTTCACGAGGTCTGGTTCATCACCGTCCAGCCTGCCGACGGTAGGCGCGATCTTGTAGACGCGGGACTGGTGCTCGATGGTAATGGTCACGCCGGTATTCTGGCATACCTGCGCGGCCTCTGTGAGCCATTTCGGCGGTTCTGCTGTGTGAGGTGCGGGCATCACTCACGCTCCCTGTTCGCGATCTCAAGCAGCACGTCGGCGTGGCACGGGCCGTCCAGGGGACACCAACACGCGAGATCCTTGCCGCGTAGCTCGCGTCTAACCTCTTCGACGAAGGCTGACTTTTCCGGTCGCTTCATCAGCTCGCCGAACAGGCTCGCCAACATCGCTCGGTCAACGCCGCGACCATCGCCCTGGTAGGGATTGCCCCATTTCGACGGTCTCGCGACCACGACAGCGTCGGGGTGATCTTTGCGCCAGCCGCCTTTGCGTCGTGTCATCTGAATGCGCTTCGGCATCATTCGCGCTCCTCCTTGGCGGCACATGCCGCACACGCCGCGTCTCCGGCGCTATCGAGCGTCGTGGCCGGATCCGCGCAGATCTCACACCGCGCGTCCGCGAGCTCCACGAGGCGCTCGAGCTCTTCCACCCGATCGGCAGCCGCATCGCGCTCGGCCGTCACGGCCTGCAGCGCGTTGGTGATCTTCTTCACCCGGCTCGGTGTCGCACCGTGCTCGGAGATGTCCGCGATGAGCCGCTTCATCCGGTTGGTGGTGGTGTTGGTCATGCCTGCGTCGCCTTGCTGCTCTTGGCGCGCCACTGGGCCTCGCTGTCGCCGAGGCGAAAGTCGAGCTCTTCCTCGGTCTCGACGTTGAGGTGCATGTCGTTGGCAAGCTCGCGGTAGACGTAGTTCCACCAGTCGCGGATCAGCGGGTCTACGCCCAGGCCCCCGCTCAGCCCCCCCTCACGTGGCACGTGAGAAGGAATCCGTTATCCACTGCCGCCCATGGTCGGGTCTCGCGCGCGGGCCGCCCAGTAGCGCGCCAGCGCCCGCCGAAGCCGATCCCGCCGGTGATCAAAGACCGGCACGTCGCCGTCCCGCACAGCATCGACCAGGTCGCATGCGGCCTCCGCAGCCTCACGAAGGTCCGAGGGCGGCGCCCGGTCGGCGAAGGCGCAGAGCGCGAGCTTCAGATGGCGCGCGAGTTCCACGCACTCCACCAGCCCGCCGCGGCACATCGCGACTGCCGTCGCGGCGATGACGACGCGCGGCACCGGCTCGCAATCGACCACATCAGACACCCTCATGGCGCATCCTCCCGATCCTGCTCGGCACCCGTGGTCGCATCGCGGAACTGCCGAAGGCTCGCGACAGCGGTCTCGAGGTCGGCGACAAATGCGTCGAAGGACGGACCGTCGAGAGAGCCGTTCACCACCGGCGGCGCCCCCTCGATCCGACGGCCCGACATTGCCACCACCGCGCGGTCTACGGCTTCCCGCTCTCCAAGGAATGGCAGGCGTGGATCGGGATCTCGGGGCGCGCCCTCGACAAGGATGAGATGGGCGAGTTCATCGAGGCGAACGCGAAGGACATCATGGACCCGACGCCGCCAGTGCTGGCGCTCAACGAGAGCGACAAGAACCAGCCATGGGAGAACCGTCTGATCCAGACAGCGCGGCAGATCGAGGGCCGCTACGGCCAGCTGGGCCAGCTGCTCGCGATGTCGCGCCGCTTCCAAGTCTATGAAACCAGCGACCTGACGGTGAAGACCAACCGCGACACCGGCGAGAGCGAGATCCAGTTCCTCAACGAGCACAAGGATGCCGACGGCAAGCCGCTCAGCGTGCCGAACCTGATCATCATCACGATCCCCGTGTTCCTGAATGGCGCCCCCTACCGGATGCCGGTGCGCTTCCGCTATCGGAAGTCCGGCTCCTCCGTGAAGTTCATCCTGTCGATCTACAACCCGGAACGGGCGTTCGAAGCCGCCTTCGACGAGGCGCTCAAGATCGCGGCCGACGCGACCGAGCTCCCCATCTTCCAGGGCCACCCCGAATCCAGCTGATGCCCATGTCAGCGCCCCGGCAACGGGGCGTTGTGATGGTCACCAGCGCAGGAGGACATCCATGCACAGCGAAGACTATTTCCAGCAGACCTGCGCCGAGAAGCCCAAGGGCGCGTTCTGGCGCTTCACCGGGCCGAGCTACAGCTGGTCGCCGGCGATCCCGCACGAGGAAAGCTGGACCGTGCATATGCAGCCGGTCTTCGACAGATACCTGCAGTCGCTAGACGAGCTGCCCCACCATTTCCAGCTGCACTTCATGCACGCGGCAGAGATCATCGGCTACAAGCACCCAGATCCGCGATGCCGAGCGCGCCGTCGAGCGCTTCCGCGACGGGCATGCCGATGCCCTCTCGGACCTCAGGCCCTGGATCCTGGACCACATCCTCGCCGCGAACCTTCTCACGCCGGAAGAGCGTGAACGGTCGGGCCTTTGCTGAGAAAGGGACGGACGATGACCGACGAGAAGACCTCGAAGACCGAGACCAAGCGGGACCGGGTGCGCCGCCTGCTGATCGACCCGCTGACCGAGCACGGCTTCCGCAAGCCCAGCGGCGTGTCGGCCGAACGCCACGCGAAGTTCCTGACGGATCTCGCCGACGAGCTGAGCCACATGCACGATGAGAAGCTCGAAGATCTCCGCGCGGCGCTCAGGTATCGCGGCGAGGGCAAGGATCGGCGGGGCTGGCCGTGCATGGCGACGATCATGCCGCTGGCCGAGGCCGCGCAGCCGCGCCCGCTCGAGGAGGTGCCTGCCCTGGCGCGCTGGTTCCGGAGCGCTGCCGGCGTCGATGCCTATCGTGAGAACCGCCTGCTGGCTGAGTTCCGGTTCTGGGAGCGGTTCAAGAAACCGCCGCTCAAGGACGGTGAGAAGCGCATGGTCCGCGAGAAGGCGCGCGAGCTCGACAGCGACTACCGCGTCCGCGCGGACCGGGAGCGCCGCGGCGTGGCAAGCGACGACGATCTGCAGTGGCTGGCGTGGCATCGGCGGGACGAGGCCCGCGCCATGGCGCTGCTGCCGGAGGGGGTGGCATGAGCGTGCTCGGTTCGAACGGGAAGTGGACAGCGGGCGAGGCGGTTCGTCCCTACCTCGGTCTCCGCGTTGGCGATGCGGTCCCGGTCGAGGGCAGCTCGGCCGCCATCTTCGATCGAGGCGAGAGCGCTTGGTACGCGCTGATCTGCCGGCCGCAGCAGGAGCGCCACGCGGAAAGCTGGCTTTCGGCGCGCGGCGTCTATGCTTTTCATCCCGTCACCTCGCGTCGAACCCGGGTGCGGGGGAGGCTGCGGGAATACGAGCGCCGGTACCTGCCCGGATACGTCTTCGCGCGGTTCGACGGCATCCCGATCCCGCACCGCGTGCTGACCTCGCCATTTCTCACCGGGGCGCTTTGCCGGTCGGATGGTCAGTGGGGTGTGCTCGGGCCCAAGCGCCTGGCCGCGCTCCACGAGATGCGTGCGCGGGATCTGCGGCAAGAGGATGAGCGACAGGAGCTGAAGCGGCGGGCTGCAGCGGCACGGCGTGTGCGGGCCGGGGATCGGGCCATGTTCCGGGCGGGGCCGTTCGAGGGTATGTCGTGCGAGGTGGTCGAGATCGATGCCGCTGGCGGGGTCAAGGTGCGCTTCGATCTGTTCGGTCGTGAGAACTTTGTCACCACGACGGGCGAGGCGCTCGTGGGGTTTCCAAGGAACAGCGCAAGTTAAGTCTCGCCGTCTCATCAAGAGAAGGATGAGTGTGACTTGGGATTGGCTCCTCTCCATGACAGGTCCTCTGCGGAATGCAGAGAGCGGCCTTGTCTCAAAGGTGACCTGAAGAGGAGCGCCAATCGTTTTGGCGCATTATAAGCGTCATGGAAGGGGCAGGGAAGGAGGTGGGCGAGAGTGTGCAAGTAAGCTGAACGAAGTGCAGCAATGTTCGAACTACACTCGCGTTGCGTCAGGCCATACTGAAGGCGGACTTCGCATGAGCGCTGCAACGTTGCTAGTGGTTATAATGCATGATATCAAGAATTTACGTGTTGACGAGCGTTGCTCAGCAGCAATCTGATCGCTTCACTCGGCTAGAATACTGGAATCCGATATGCTGCTATCCTTCAGTCTGAAATCCTTCAAGAGTTACAGGGAAAGCGATCTTCCCCTCGCTCCTCTTACCGTGTTAATTGGCGCTAATGCATCCGGAAAGAGCAATGCCATTGAAGGGCTGAGGCTTATGTCTTGGCTTGCGCAAGGGCAACGCCTGTCAGCCATCCAGTACAGTGTAAACAGTGGGGAGCAAGTCGTTCGGGGGACCGCGAGAAACTTGCCTAATGAAGGTGCCAATAAATTTGGTTTCGCTTGTTCTATTTCCGGGACAAACTGGAGAAAATGGGACATTGACATAGAATTGCGAGACGATGGCCTTCATATTATCTCGGAATCTATTACCTCCCCTTGGGAGAGTGTGCCTCTTTACATACTGGACCAGCCGTCAACGGGTCGCGGCACTGATGTCGGAGTAGCGTACAACAATTTTGCGCGAGGTGGCAAGAAGCCTCACATTACTTGCATTGATCAGATGCCTATTTTCTCTCAGTTGGCGACGCCTGCATCAATTTCCGTGAATCACAAAAAATCTCGAAAAGAGGTCCCGACCGTATCTCGAATTTTCGAAGGACTTCTTTCGAACATTCTTTTCCTAGATCCGAATCCCCAGTTGATGCGAAACTACTCATTTCCAGCTGGTGAAAAGCTGCGAGGAGATGGGGCTAACCTTTCAGCAGTCCTCTTTGATCTGTGTGGTCAGCCGAAGGATGAGGTTGAGATAAACGATTTCTCCGACTTGCTCGATGGGGTCGAGGCGGCGCCGGAACTTCTGAGCCTTATACAAAGTCTTCCGGAGCAAAATATTGATGGAATCAGGTTTATTCGGGAGCCTCGTGGGGGCGTAATGGTGTCGCTCACAGAGAGCTTTGGGGGTCATTTGAAAAGATATGATGCTTCTCTGCTTTCAGATGGGACTTTGCGTGTTCTTTCTATAGCTGCAGCCTTGCTGTCTGCTCCGGTTGGGACGATGGTAGTTATCGAAGAGATTGATAATGGCGTTCATCCAAGTCGGGCAAAACACCTCCTCACAAGTATTCGAAGAATTGCTGAGGCGAGACAACTTCGCGTTCTAATGTCGACTCACAATCCTGCTTTGCTAGATGCACTTCCGGACGAAAGTATTCCAGATGTTCTTTTCTGCTACAGGAGCATCGACGATGGGTCGAGTAAGATTATGCGGTTATCAGATAGTGAGTCATACCCAGAGATAGTTGCGCAGGATTCCCTTGGAGGGCTTCTAACCTCGGGGCTGCTTGACAGATATGCGAAGCTGAAGAGGACGCGCAAAGACAGAGCAAATTCAGCTCTTAAGTGGTTGAAAAGGGTGCGTCAGAACGATGAGTGAGGTCGTGCTAATCGATACGACGGTCTTCCTGAATGTACTTGACGTTCCGGGTTTGAATCAAGATCGAGTGGACGTTCTTGATGAGTTTGAGAAAAAGATCAAACGTGGTGATCACTTCCTTCTGCCGATGGCCACCATATGGGAGACTGGAAATCACATTTCACGCTTGGGCTCAGGGAGGCGGAGGCGTGAATTTGCTAAGTGCCTCGCTGAGCAAGTGAGGTTGGCTCTGAATGGAGACGTGCCATTCAGAGCCACACACTTTCCAGATCGAGAGGAGTTTCTGAGTTGGATTGAGGATTTTCCAGATTTTGCGATGCGAAGCAAGTCCGAGAAAAAATCCGGGGAGGGTATAAGTTTGGTGGATTACTCCATTATCAAGGAGTTTCATAGAACAGTTGCGCAGAACCCTTCTCGTATTGTTTGCATCTGGTCGTTGGATATGGATTTGATCGCGTTTCGTAAGACGCCATAGGTGGCCATATTCCCTGAAGGTCGTGGAGTGGAGTCGAGCGCACGTATTGAAGCGCCATTATCGTACCAAGCCTCGTCAATTCGCTAGGTGTTCAGCCCCGGCGTTTACGGTCGCCTCCGGATATCAGACGCTATGTTCTAAAATGTTCGAAGCAAGCATGCCTGTGGCTCAATATCAACGCGTCAGTATCGACTCCGTCGCTTGCCAGCCCCTCCTCCACCATTCCGCGTTTAAAACCGTATTCAAGCTCACCTTCGCGATTTGGCGGAACGTCAGGTCCAAATTTCACCTCGCCTTGGCGAACGACCAGTGACGAGAGTTGCGGGAGCCCTTTGGCGGCACAATGGCGAATAATCGACTGCATCAGCCCCCCTTGGCCGCTTATTTTTCGATAGTAGGTGGACCACTCTGCATTTCTGTCATTGATACATGCGAGTGCCAATTCCTTGTAGCTGCAAACGCGTCCATCTTTCGCCACTGCGCTCAGAAATGAAATCGCTCGGGGGATGTCGAAATGAGGTGCTATTTTGGCGGCGCTGCGTTCAGAGAGTATTCTCTTCGCTTCCGTGAGGTTGGTTTTCTGCTGCGAGGTCAGGGTATCTGTGGCTTCACTGCGCCGAATGAGTTGCTCTAGGGCCTCGTCAGTTCTTGATTTGAGATAGTTCGACATGTTTGAAGTGATCCTATTCAATCCGAAGCTTATAGCTTAACAACAACTTCTGCGCGTTGGCCATATTCGGCAACTGTTTGGATGCCAGAAACCTGAGGTCTTCGAGCTTTGCTAACGCGTCGCGGTTGGCGCCATGCGGAGAAGGGGAGTTGACAGCACGGCGGTGCGATTCCTATGTTCCCCTTAACAGGCCTCATGCTCCGAGTGCTCTCCCGCGGAGGGACAGATACCGGAGCGGGTGGGCGGCGAGGATGGGTTGAACGCCACGTCCGACACGCCTTCGCTGTGTCCCGAGCCTCGCCACTGTGCGGGGCTTTTTCGTTTTCAGGCTATGGGCATGGACGTGTTCACGACAGCAGGCGCCGGGCCCCGCCATGCGTAAGCTGTGCTCGGCCCCTGGCTGCGAGGAGATCGCGGAGGCCGGTAAGGCACGCTGCGCGGTTCACCAGGCGGAGCAGGATGGCAGGCGCGCGGCGCAGAAGGCGGCGGCGCAGGCCACGCCGCACGCGGCGGCTGCGCGGGCGCTCTATGCCGATCCGCGCTGGAAGGTGGCGGCGCGGCGGTTCCTCGACCGGCATCCGCTCTGCGTCGATTGCGGCGAGCTGGGCGTGGTCGAGCCCGCGACGGACGTCGACCACGTGGTGCCGCACAAGGGCGACCGAGTCCTGTTCTGGGACCGGTCGAACTGGCAGGCGCTCTGCCACCGGTGCCACAGCCGGAAGACGGCGCGCGAGGTCTGGCACGGGGACCGGGGGTAGGTCAAAAATCCCGGCCGGACGGCGCAAACCGACGCCCCAACCTTTCTTTCCGCACCGGCGGAATTGAGCAAAAAAGCCCACCTTGAGCAGGACAGGAGATTGGTCATGAAGGGACGCAAGCCGACCCTCGACAATGTCGTGCCCATGCGCGGCGATGCCCCGAAGCCGGTGCCCGAGCCGCACGACCTGATGTCCGACGGCGCCAAGAAGGTCTGGCAGGAGCTGGCGCCGGAGCTGGTGCGGATGGACCGGCTGAAGCCGCATTACGAGCACATGTTCGTGGCTTACTGCGAGTCGGCCTCGGACGTGATCGAGCTCACCAGCAACATCGTGCTCGAGGGCCGCACCTATTCGGTGGCGACCCGCAACGGGGTGCAGCAGAAGAAGACGGCGAACTGGCAGGCGCGACAGGATGCGCTGGCCAACATGCGCCAGCTGGGCGCGCTCTTCGGCCTCTCGCCGGTCGATGACGCGCGGCTGGCGACCGGAGGACAGGGGGATCTCTTCGAGGAGCTCCTGCGCGGGATCCGTGGAGGCAATTGATCATCCCGTCAGCCGCTACGCGCTCGACGTGATCGAAGGCGAGGTGGTGGTGGGGCCTCTGGTGCGCATGGCCTGCGAGCGGCACCTGATGGATCTCGAGACCGGCGCGGATCGCGGCCTGGTCTTCGACACCGAAGCCGCCGACATGGTGATCCGCTTTGCCAAGGTGCTGCGCCACACCACGGGGCCGATGGCCGGCGCCGAGCTGGCGCTGCAGCCCTGGCAGGTGTTCCGGCACGGGTCCGTGTTTGGCTGGAAGCATGCCGAGACCGGGCTGCGGCGGTTCCGCGCGACCTATCACCAGGTGGCGAAGAAGAACGGCAAGACCACGGACACGGCGGTGCCGATGCTCTTCACCCAGCTCTTCGACGGCGAGGGCGCGCCGCAGGGCTATTGCGCGGCGACGACGCGAGACCAGGCGGGGCTGCTCTTCAACGAGATCAAGCGGATGATCCGCGGCTCGCCGGCGCTCTCGTCGCTGCTCGACGTGTTCAAGACGCAGATCCAGTCGCCGCGCACCAACGGCTACATCGCCGCGCTCAGCCGCGACGGCAACAGCGCCGACGGCATCAACCCGCACTTCGCCGCCCGCGACGAGGTGCACCGCTGGACCGACAGGGAGCTCGCCGACGTGGTCACCAACTCGATGATCGCCCGCGCCCAGCCGATCGACTGGGCGATCACCACCGCCGGCGCCGACCGCGCCAGCCTCTGCGGCGAGATCCGCACCTATGCCGAGCGGGTGCTGCGCGGCGACGTGCGCGACGACGCCTTCTTCGGCTTCGTGGCCGAGCCCCCCGAGGATGCCGACCCCTCGGACCCGCTGACCTGGGCGATGGCCAACCCCAACCTCGGGGTGGCCTTCACCGAGACCGACTTCCGGCGCATCCACGACGAGGCACAGGCGATCCGGGGCAAGATGCCGAACTTCCGCCGGCTGCACCTCAACCTCTGGACCGAGGGCGCGCAGAGCTGGATCGGCCGCGATGTCTGGGACCGGGGGCTGGCGACCGCGCCCTTCGAT